CTCTCTCAAATCTACAAGTAGACTTGGGATATGAAGCTTATTGGCTAGGAATAACGATACATTTTTCGGACCTACAGGTGAGAAATCACCCTTTGGACCTATTATACGTTTCGCAAACTCCATTACTCCTTGTTCAGATTGTAAGGACTTGCTTTTATTAATTGAGACTTTCAACTCTTCTGTCATAATCTTGAAGTACTCTTCAGCCACAACCGGATTGGTAATAACAATATCATCACCGAGTAAAGCATACTCAGTGAATCATGTTCTTATTCCAACCCTAGTTGCAGCGATTTGTACTACCAAATGATGACATAATGAGAAGACTCCTCAACTACTTAAAGCACCCATCGGTTGTCCTGCTCCATAGATATATGATTGTTTAGTTTCCCTTAAATAATAAGGTCTATCGACTAACACTTGTCTCCAAGCATTAGCGACATCCCTGTTATAAAGGAAAGCTAAAACATCAACCTGTATTGAGATCGGAAATCTATCAGTTGCTGCACTTAAGTCATAACAAAAGGTTTTACCCTCTTTGTTTCTGGCTATAAGCGCTTTAACTGGTTTGATTTGATCAAATGCACCATCTTGTGGTATCAATTTTAATATTGAAAACACATGATCATGCATCGGTTTCAGTACAGATTGAGTTCATATATCTACGATAGCAAAGACACGCCTTTTACCCGCAGCCTCTTCTTTAATGGAGAGTTTACCTAATAATTCTGTACCCTTCGCGGCTATGTTGCTAAGTACTGATCATTCTCTCTCAAGAAGTGGATAAACTCCAATTTTGAAATAGTCTGATAAGACTTTAAGACCACTAGTCACGCTGCTATCTCTTAATGCAATCGCATCAAAAGGAGCAGACATAAGGGATATACGATTATTTGGGCCTGCGGTTGTTAACGATAATAGGTTATAATTGTACTGACCAACCCTTGTTTTATCAAAGATTGGTTTAAACTTTGTACTTAATGTAAATCCGATTTCTCAAGGATTAATTCCTATAGAATCAGATTTATCAATTATAGTTTCAAGTTTAAGAGTACCTTCATAACGTATTAAACGATAACAACCTAAAAGTGCGAAGATTATTCTAATAACATTCGGGTAGTCACGGTGCTCTTGATTAGATTTAATCAGAACACGGTGATTAGCAGGAATGATAATAGGTAATCCACCCGGTGCCCCAATCCTCAGATTTGAATCAGAAGATTGAGGATTACCTGCAACAAAGAATTGAAGTAACCTATTGCATTCTTTTAGATATTCAACAGTGTATTTAGCACCATTGTTTCTCCATAAAGAGTCAATAGATTCCTTTAAATTCCGAGTTGTAGATAATAATCTTTGATCGGTAATAGGATAAAGAGAAATCAACACCTGATAATATCGATCTAATTCTTTCGAATTAGCCAGATATGTAAAAGGGTTGTTATCTCTCTGTGAATCTATGATTTCAGGGAATAACATAGTATTAGTTAAAGATAATGATTTTGTTTTCATTGTTTTTAGTTATTACTATTTATCCTCCCCATGTGCTACATATTAAACCGTATATCACGGCAGGGTAAAACCTAACCGAACTACTAAATATATAATTAAATTTAGTGACTATATATTACATATACATCCTCCCAGCGTATCTGATACAATCGTCCATAGTCTTTCAACTATGGGTAGGTATCAGGCGCCTGAGGGTAGTATATTACGTATATACTCTATAATAAAATTACATACTTAGTTTTGGTATACTAATTAAT